GAAAGCACTACTTCAGCCCCTATATCCGGAGATTCAGCGCAAGATCCTGCTTTAGCTATTATTTCAGTTGATGAGCTAAAAGAGATCTACCTATTTGGGCTAGATCTCACCAACGATCAAGGGATTGAATACCCGGATACACTTTACGAGCATTATATTTCAAGTGCGGTAGCTTCTTTAGAGGTAAAGCTAGATATACCTATTTTGGAAAGAGTGTATACAGAAGAAGAGTACGATTACTATAGAGAAGACGCACGACATTTCATGTTTGTTTTTTTGAAAGAATACCCGGTTAAATCTATAGAGGAAATGAAAATAGTATTTCCTAGCAATAATGAAATATTGGTTATTCCTTCAGAGGATATACATTTGCGAAGAGACAGCGGGCAAGTTCAAGTGTTGCCTACGGTAGGCAGTAGCTATGTATACGCTTTTAATAATTTCCCAATAGGTAATTTACCTTATTTTACAAGTGGTATTAGAAACCTCCCTGCTTATTACAGGATAAGTTATACAGTAGGGTTAGACCCAGTCCCTTCTAATATAAAAGACATAGTTGGGAAGATAGCTAGCTTTGGGCCTTTGAATATAGCTGGTGACCTATTAGGTGGAGCGGGTATTGCTTCACAAACAATAAGCATGGACGGATTAAGCCAAACTTTCAACACTACAAGCAGTGCAACAAACGCTGGATATGGAGCACGTTTGCTAAATTACCAAAGAGAGCTAAAGGACGTAATACCTGAACTACGAAGGTATTACAAGGGTATAAGATTGGTGGCTGTGTGATGGTAGCTCCTGTATTAGGTATCCCTGTAGGAACAAAGCAAACTGGCCAAAGGGTTGATTTTAGACCTACTCAGTTTGATTTACTTATAGAAACAAAAGGGTATTTATTGGCTTGGACAAGGATGTCAATATGCCCTTGTACTTCTGGTTCTCCTCAATCGGATCAACCCGATCCTAATTGTACTTTGTGCGATGGTTCGGGTTTATTGTATTTTGGAAGTGATACGGCTCAAGATCTTACTGACTATACTTTTACGGATTTACAACAAAGTATTTTAGATGATTCAGGTGCTTTGGTTATTAGGGGTGTGATAACCAATATGTCTAGTAAGCAGGATAGGATAGACAAAGCAAGTAATTGGGTAGAAGGCTCTATGTCATTGTCTGTTAGAGCGGAAAATAAAATAGGCCACTTTGATCGTTTAGTAGCTTTAGATGCCAAAGTAGTATACACAGAACACATTAAGGCTGATGGAACGGCTTTAACGAAGCCTAGATACCCTATAGTTGAGATGAGCCAAATCAGATCTTTAACTACTTCTTACATATTGGGTACGGACTATGAGTTGACGGCTAGTGGTAGTATTTCATGGCTTCTTACTCCTCCGGCAGAAGACACTGTTTTATCTTTGCATTATATTTGTCACCCTACTTGGATCGTCGTAGATCATCCGCATGTAGCTAGGGTAACTTCTAGGATATTCAAAACGCCTACACCTACTACGCCTACGGGGGATGCGGTAGATTTACCGACACAAGCTACTGTGTTGTATGAGTTTTTATTATAATGGATTTTGAAATAACAAAAGACAATTTTACCATGGAGCAAATTAACGCTTTATCGGATAAAACCGTTGCTTCTATTTTGGATAATGTAGCACAATCAGCTAGGGCACATTGGATAAAAATTGCAAAGGAAGACAAATCCCATTTAAAGGTAGATTACCTACAGGCTATACAGCCCATTGATGTTGGTAAAAATACTTGGACAATATCTTTAGTGGGAGAAATAGCACACTTGATTGAAAATGGCGCTCCTAGGCTTGATATGCGTACCACTTTACTTGGTCCTAATGTTCCCGTTGCCCCTATGGGTAAAAAAGGGAAAAGGGAAAATAAAGACGGTGGATTCTATAGAGCAATACCATTTAGACATAAAAATATGAGCAAGGGTTTACCTTACGCAGGTAGGCAAGGAACATTGAATAGGGGGTCGTTGAATCAGAAGGTGTTAGCTAGGGCGAAAGCAATAGGAAGAAATGTACATAGGGAAGCCAAAAATCTAACCTCTACTACAACACAAGCTTACGGGGGACGTGCTAAAAAAGGAACTAGACTAGCGGCTGGATTAGCACCCAAATTAAAAGCGCACCATAAAACGGATATTTACGCAGGGATGATTAAGCAAAGCAAAACTTACGAGAAGGCTACACAGAATACCTATATGACTTTCAGGACCATTTCTACTAATGTTACAGAAGGGTGGATACGTAAGCCTTTACCGGCTAGGCATTACGCCGAAGACGTTAATACATTCGTAAGTAAAATGATTCCTAAAGCGCTAGATGCCTACGTAAAGGAGGCGTTGAAATGATTAATCGCTATTTATATAACTTATTAAATGCGGGAATAGAACAAGTACAAGAAGATCCAAAAATCCTAGATGAGTTATTTCAGGATAATTTTGTATTAAGTGATGAAGAGCTAAGTACTATAAAAACTTATTTTGCCGCGCACCCTCCTAATGTAGCTAACGGATACCCTAGAAACGATTCAGAATTTCCATTGATTTCTATTACTTTATTGAGTGATTCAGAAGCGGAAACTTTTTTAAATGAAGACGCTACTATGCTGGCCGATACTGATGATCCTTATTTTGGGATGGATATCAAAACGGCTATATGGGAATACAATTACCAGTTAATGGTATACACAGAACACCCGGACATAACAGCAGCGTATTATGAAATAATGAAATCTATATTATTAGCTAATTTGGATTACTTAGTGAATTTAGATTGCTTTGGCTTTTCTTTATCAGGATCTGAATTAGCTCCCGATTTGCGTTATTTACCAGAACATTTATTTGTTAGGCAAATAACGTTTACGTGTAAATCAGAATTCCAAAGGTTTGATAAAGAAAGCAGGTGGTTAAAGGCTTTTAGGGTTGAGGGGATACATGTTGACAAAACGGCTAGTAATTGGGACATTGGAAATGTAAAGTCAAACGTAACTCCATATACAGGAGATGAATAGATTATGGGAAAGAACAAAAAAGAAAAGCAAAATAACAACGTAGAAGTTTGGGCTAATACTGAAGTTTTTGAGCCGATTAAAAAAGAACCCGTTAAAGCAATGAAAAAAGAAGATAAAAAATTACCTGAAGTCACTATTAAGGTATTCATTCAAGTGTCTAACATAAAATGGGACCAATTAGCAGGGTTTCAAAATTATATTAAACGTCAAAAAGTAAAATTAGCAACTATTCCAGGGTGGAAAGCTTTGTATGAAGAATATAAAGTTAAGCCGGTTAAATAGGAGTAAATAATGGCATCTTCGATATTTTTTAATGGTAGGCTTATCTCTGTTCCGGGTAGTTATTCGGAAGTAGACGCTTCGGCTTTAGAATCAGTGGGCTTAAGTGCTTCTGGGGTCGTAGCTGTTGTGGGGACTGCTGTAGGCGGTAGGCCCGTATCAGCTATTACTGATTTGTCAGAATATCTTATTATGACAAAGCCTGAACAAGGAAATCAGACTTTTAAAAGTGGTGATTTACGAGAAGCAATCCCTATGCTTTTTAATCCTTCTAGCGATTCTAATATTCAAGGCGGGGCACAACAGGTTTATGCTATGAAGGTTAATCCTTCTACTCAATCCGCTGCTACTTTGGAGAATGCCTATAATTCTATTATTAGCTTGTCTTCTGCTGATTACGGCGCTTTCACCGATCAAATCAATGTGTCTATCGGGGCAGGTACTTCCCAAGGTATTTTGTTAACTATCACTTACGAGGACACTGTAGAATCCGTTGATAACCTTAGTGGTGACTCGATGTTTCAGCTTAGTTATGTAAAACCGACGAATGGTTGGGATACTATGACGGCTGAAGTAGAAGCAGGTGGGGCTATTGTAGCTAGTGCTACTAGGGCTGTAGGTGGAGCTGATGATGAAATGACCCAGCTTAGCGGGGATGATACTTTGCTAGTATCTAGTGCTTCATCGGCAGATACCACACAACAGATTGTTGTTTACGGAACTGATGCAGCTGGAACAACGGCTATTTCAGAGACATTGAATCTCAATGGTACCACTTCAGTAGCGGGATCTTTAACTTTTTCTAAGATTACAGGGGCTCGAATTGTAGGTACTACGGCAGGGATTGTTACTTTGACAGACACTACCCCTACAACGGTTTTGACCATTGCCGCTGGTGCCGCTGGTATGGCTGGTCTAGCTGCTGCTGCTAATAACTATGTAGCCAATGGAGTTGTTACACTGGTATCGGATAGTACATCTACAAAAGACGTTGTCTTAGTTGGTAAAAGTAATAGTGGAGTTGTTCAGTTAGAAAGGGTTGTTTTAACTGGAACAACGGCCGTATCAGGGTTAGCTAATTTCTCAGAAATTAATTATTACGCCGTAGGCGATGTAGAGGTAGCGGAAACATTAACGGTATCGGCAGAAGCTGGTAGAACAATACCTGCTACACACAATACGCTTCAAAAAGCATCCGATTATTACAATTCTAAATACGCTTCTAGTGCTGGTTTCGAGTTTACGTTAGTTACTAGCTTACTGACTTTGGATCCTGCTAATTTGGATGTAACTACAGGAGGCGTGGGTGCACAAAGTTGTTTATCCCCCGCTAATCCTGATTTTTACGCAGACGCATATATTATTGTGACTTGGATTAACAGTAACAGTCAATTGATTGAGGCTACTAAAGCCACTAGCGCTATTGGTGGAGCACCTAGTGTCACTACTACGGCTGTTTATTTGACGGGAGGGGCAGAAGGTACAGCGACTACTGATGATTGGCAAACCGCTTTAAATCTTCTTAAAGATGTATTTGTGAATAGCATTGTATTATTAACTGGGGATCCTGCTATCCATGCTACTTTAGATGCACACTGCTCTTATATGGCAGGAGTAGGAAGAAAAGAGCGGGATGGTTTTGTAGGTTTGCTTAATACGGCTTTGACCGATGTACCTACTAAGACAGAAGCAAAAGCACAGGTTGTTGACCTGAATTCAAGGCATATTAGAGCTTTCGCACAAGCTGTAGAAAAGTACGATACGGCAGGCAATAGAACTGAATTCATGCCTTATTTCCAGGCATGTATTGCAGCTGGTATGCAATCAGGTAGCCCGGTTGGGACTTCCCTCACTTATAAATATGGAAATGTTTTGAATCTTCGTCAGTCTACTACGTGGACACCCACTGATGATTCTGAAGAGATGATTCAAGCAGGTATTTGTTTTATGGAGAATGTTCCTGGTGTAGGGCGTAGAATAGTTCGGAATATTACTACTTACCTTATTAGTGATAATTTGGCCTACACTGAAGGATCAGTTAATGAAGCTGTCAATTACGCCACTTACAATTTTAGAACTGAAATGGAAGTAGCGGTTGGCCAACGTGGATATTCAGGAACGTTGAATAACTCATACGCTACGGCTAGGGCTATTCTGTCCGCCTTATTAGGTGAGGCAATTATTGTAGCCACTAGAAGCTTAAACATTGAATTAACAGCTGATGTTATGGAGGTCTCGGTAGAGATTGCTCCCGTAATACCAGTCAACTTTGTAAAAAATGTAATACATTTAATTACGGTACCGCAAACCGCATAACGAGCGAGGTAAAAAATGACATTAGCTAGGACCGGAGGTAAGGGGCGAATAATTACGGGCGCTCGTAGCCGATTTACTGTATACGGAAAAGTGGTGGGGTACGCTAAAGGCGTTAATGTATCTGAAAATATTAGCTATGAGCCAATTGAGGTTTTAGACAATATTGAAGTAGAAGAGCACGTGCCTACTTCGTATTCGGTTACTTTTTCAGCGTCTATGTTTAGGCTTATCAATACTACGCTTAAATCGGAAGGGATGTTCCCTTCTAATGGGGCGAATGCAGAAGAGCATTTAGAAAATATTTTATTAACATCGGGAATAATGAAGGCTACTATTGAAGACACTAAAACCAATAAGATCTATACCGAGTTACAAGAAGTAAAAATTACTTCCCATAACTGGTCTATTGATGCCCGCGGTGTAGTAGGTGAAGATGTTGAGTTTGTAGCTATCAGGGTTTCCGATGAATCAGAACTGGCTTAATCCTTCTTAATTCTTATACCTCCATTGACCCCTTAGAAGGTTACTAACTCCCATTCCTTCTAGGGGGTCTCTTTTTCGAAACATTGTACAATCTCAATCTGTGAATTATACTTATCTAAGTAGGTAAGTTATTTTAACAAGGGAGTATGGAATGAACGATGACGTGGTAAAAAGAGTAAAGCAGGTAGCGATTCCCCAGCATTTAATTGATGCGAGCACGGAAGATTTGAAGTCTTCAGCTGAAGAATCCATTGAACCGAAAAAAGAAGAAATAGATCTTAATGATCCTAAGTTGAAAGAAAAATATATTTTCAATTTTTCATGGGAAGATGGTAGGGGTAAAACTTGGGAAGGTGTTTTTGCAAATAAAATTCTATCTATTAAGGAGCAACAAGCAGTAGGGGTTATGCGTGCTTCACTAAATGGTGGGATTGAGTTTAAGGCCATGGATCCTTTTACGGCTGAAATCAATTTAATTATTTCTCATTTAGCTTTTTCTTTAGTTCAGAAGCCCGAATGGGCAGAAGAATTGCGTGAGTTGAAGGATGTTTCTCTTCTTCAGGCTTTGTATGGGGAGGTGGCCGAGCATGAGGCCACGTTTTTCGGATATTGATAAAATCAAAGCTTTAGCCAAAAAAGAGGTAGAAACGGGATTAGGAAAAATTAAAGATTGGTGGACAAGGAAATACAATTTGCCAACTAACCACACTTTATTTATGAATAGAAATGTACCTTCATTACACCAAGAAATGTATGAAGATTTGTTTACTAAAAAAGAGGATTTGGAAGAAGCTTTGCTAGAAAATGATGATGGCAAAATGACGGATTCTTTGTTGAAGCAGATAAATAGTATTAATTCTATTTTGGGAGAAGAAGAGGCGGTTGCCGATTCA